TGATAGGGTTTTTTGTATATTGATTGATGAGAGCGACTGGAATGACGCTTCAGCAGACAGCGCCCTTGATCTTGCAGTTGACGGATCCACCGGATTGCCCGACTACGAATCTATGGCATTTCCCGATGAGCAGTCTTCACTTGCGGCAGATGTCATAAAGCCAACATATTATCAGTTTTTTGCTGACATGACTTTAATGCTTCCTGCCAGTATGCCTGTAGAGCTCGCCGAAGCAGCAACTGATGCAACATTAATTATGGCAGGATCAGATGACTGGGTCACCGGTGCAGATGCACCACGCGGTCCGCTGAATATGACACGAGAAACAAGTACTGCATCAGAGGAGCAGGCCGCAGATGATATCTTATCAGAGCCTCAGGGCGGCGCTGAAGGGAAGCAGTCTTATCTGGACCTGTGACGTCGCATAAGTGAATAAGCTATGACTATACTATTTATTAAAGGGAGGATATGAGATATGGCACAACCATTTGCCAGCGATGCAGCATCATCTGTTACAAAGCGAGCCGGATTTGATGCAACTGAAATAGTGCAAAGTGAATCTGAGCCCGTATCCAACGAGTGGAATTTTACAACATATCCTTCTAGACCTGTAACACTCATCAATATACCAGAGCCGATATCTGTAACAACAGGGTTCGTCTATAATTTTTATACAAAGGATGAGAGGACAAACTCTGCAGGGGTTCTAGATGTAGTAAATTTAAATGACACCTCTCAGGAAAATATACAATTAGCAAAATTAGACAAATATCCTAGATATTCTCTTATTAATATATCAGCTGCAGAATTTACTGATCCTGATGAATTTCTGGAAGGAATAGCCAGCACACTAACAATATCAGAAATGAGAGACCAGCTGATGTTTGAAGGTGCAGTGGCATCAGCATACTTTAGCGGAATTAACCTAAAAGATGATCAAATAGATTCAAGTTTTTATACAATGATAGAGGGTTCTGTTAATTTTTTTGGTCTCGATACTGATGTAAATGGTAATACAGAGTCAGAGGAGCTAATTGAATATACAGATGCATCTTCTGCTTGGTCATCAGACGGCTCTGCTATAAGAGATGCGCTATCTAATATTCAGTCACAGGGAGTAACATATGCAGAAGCAGATGTTAGACAAGAGGTAACATCTGATGCATTTAGGACTGTGAGATTTCTTGACTGGGATATTAATATTAATAATCTTGTTTTTAATAATATGGTGAGAGGATCGATAGAGGATAAAACTAATATATACGAAGATGAGATGAGATCAATGGTAAAACACGCTGAGACTGCACAGTTAGCGTCCGTTTCAACTACAATACCTGGTGCGATATCTGCTGATGAATATGAAATAACAATAGAGCCAGTCTGGGAGTCTGCCGTTGATGCCACAGCTGTGGAAGATTCGGGAAAATTTAATGAGGGATCTTATCCCATTGGGTTTTATGTGGAAAAATTAGAGATAGCACCGGACGGAAGCAGAATCGAACATCCGCCATTAATAGTTGATAAATATGGAGATATTCAGCTTCTTGATACTGCAGTTAGATACGGCGGGTCTTATATATACAATGTTAAAACTGTTTGTTTGACAAGGTTTGAAGCAGTTGATAGGGATGACTTCGGAGAGGTCGAGGATCAGGTTGTTACAGCTGTAGTCATGGTTGCATCTGATGGAAGGACTGATACAGTTGAATGTGTTGAAAATGTCCCACCAGGAGTTCCCACAGATATTAAATTTATCTGGGATTATGGCAATGATAATTTAATGATACTGTGGGATGCACCAATGAATCCGCAGAGAGATGTCACTAGATACCAGGTTTTTAGAAGGGCATCAATTGATGTGCCATTTACGCTAATAGCTATGCTAGACTTTGACCAGTCGACATCTATTCAGCCCACAAAAGAAGAGGCTCCAGAGGATAAGATAGTTAAATTAACTTCAGCTGCAAAGACATTTAGAGATTTAGAATTTACAAAGGAGTCAAAATATATTTACTCGGTATGCGCAGTAGATGCAAGAGGATTAACATCAAACTATTCAGCACAGTTTATGGTTTCATTTGATAAATTTAAAAATAAGGTTGAGCTAGATCTTATATCATCTTCAGGAGCACCAAAACCCTATCCTAATCTATATTTAAATACTGATCTTTTTGTGGATACAATGAGAGATTCCGGACATTCAAGGCTAAGAGTATTTTTTGATCCTGAGTACTATAAGGTATTTAAAAATCAACTAGTAGAGATATACGACTCAGTTGAAACGACGAATAAATTAGTATCTAAATCAGTTGATTTAAATTTTCTTCCAGATGGAGCTCAGTATAAGTTACAGATAATTAACGTCGATGATCAGATGAGTAGTATCGTTAATATAAATATTGACGATCAATCGGGTCCACCACTACAGATTGGTGTTAATAGAGCAACAGTAGTTACGCTCGGGTTAGAAAATGCCGTTGTAGAAGGTGAATGATATAGAAATGATGAATATTTACTTAGAATACTCAAAAGGTGTATATTTAAGATAAGGAGATAAAAATGGGTTTTTTAGACCAGAGTACAAATAATATTATACTAGACGCAGTTCTTACAGATAAGGGAAGAGAGTCTCTAGCAAGAAACGATGGCAGCTTTAATATTTTTAAATTTGCTTTTGGTGATGATGAGGTAGATTATGGTCACATTAAGTCTTTTGGAAGGACTGTCGGAAGGGAAAAAATTGAAAAAAATTCTCCTGTTTTAGAGGCTTCAACTCATGGAAATCTTGGATTAAAAAATAGATGCATATCAATTAATAATCCCAGTTTAACACGTCTTCCATCACTAACCTTAACAGGCCTCACTGATAGTATTCTTAGTCTAACTAGAACCTCTTCCACAACTAATTTTGGAAATATGATACTCGATCAGACGCTGGCTGGAGGTGGAACACTGGACCCAGATCTAACAGATTACTCATACAGAGTTACAATGGATAACCTATTTCTAAAATATCAGTCTAGCACGCCTATATCAATAGATCAAGATAATGTTGCCACCTACGTTGTCAATTCAGATCCAACGATAGGACCAAGAGGTCTTTCTAAGCTATCATTCACTGTTGTCGCAAAGGCAGTCTCAGATGCCACATTTGAGACGTATCAGCAGAAGGGTGCATCAGTCGTAGAAAGAATTGTCAGTGTTTCTGGAATGAATTCAGGCGCGACGATAAACTTTAGAATTCAAATAACATAACGGCGTAATAATTTAAAATTGGAGTTTTTAAGTGCCCACATTTAAACAACTAAGTAGTAGAGATATCTCAACAACAAAATCATTTCTTAATCAGCTTGTTGATGTAATTCAAGAGGATATATCTGGTTCTACAACTAGAAAAAAATATCAGGTATATGTTACAGGAGGAGTCGGTCCAGGAGTAACATCCTCATTATTTCAAACAATATTTGATCAAGATTTTACATTACAGACAGCAAATTCTGTTCTAGACCTAACTGTAGGATTGTTTTCAGGTAGCTCAGCTGTTACTGGATCATCTACCGGAGTAGATTCAGCTGGGAAGGTGTTATTTCCCTCAACCTCCATGATGATGCGTGAGAAAGTAAGCAATTATAGACAGTTTGCTCAATTGCTGCTAGGAGATGCAAATTCTACTTTTTATTCTCCTTTTTCAAATTATGTGGCGGCAACATCAGCTACAGACGATAGAGCAGCAACCGATGTAATAGATGAGGCACTATTTATAACGTTCAAAAGATTATTTGCAAGGGACAAGATAAAGAGAGAGACTTTTGCAATGAAGCTCTATAGAAGTGCATCACATGCCTATGAAGAGCTAACTAGAGATACAGACGCAGGAACTGGAACGAGAAAGCCCAATCTATTTCAGACATCTGAGTCAGGATCAGCGATCTTTACAGATGTGGGATCATCATTAAATCTAGAGATGTCATATGGAGGAAATGTCGGAAATATAGTTAACTCAGAAAATACGCTAGAGAATGTGGGACTAATGTTTTATGATCAAGGTATAGCTATAATGAATTTAAACAAGGTTATATCTGGTTCTGAGGCAGTTTCTGGAACTGTATCTGCATTAAATAATAGTTTGATAGGCGGTTCGAGAGGAAGAATGGTAATAGGCGGCGGCAATGGTGCAAATCCAAATGCTAGATTTATACCAGACTTTATGGTTTCTGCATCGATTGATAATATAGTGGATCACTTTGCAAGTTGTAGGTTTAGCTCTGGATCTAATACTGCGATGACATTTCAAAATCTAACAAATATAAACTCAACATTGATTTTCTGCAGGGCTACAGCAGATGAATTTAATTATTCATCTAATCCAACCTACACAGACTCAGACAACAAGATAAGGGTTATTGAAACGGGCCAGGAGGCAACTCAAAAAGCCTTTAGCTTCATAACTACAGTAGGCCTTTATGATGCAAAAGATAATCTCTTAGCAGTTGCCAAACTCTCAAGACCCATTGAAAAGAATGATGAGAAGGACCTTACAATAAGAGTTCGTCTAGACTTCTAGCGGAGAGGGCTGAATGTCTCTTATAAAGATACTTCCTGAATACATAGAGCACTTTTCTTTAACACTTCATCCAGAGATAGATTTTGTTAGCTCATCTCTTCAACCTGCAACAGCATTAACTACAGGCTCTGCACATCTTTCTGCTAGGCCTAGCAAGTGTTTTAAAAATCTAATAGATCCTTCTCAATGGGGAGAGAATTCGTATGATGCAGAAAGCTCTGGTGTTCCAGGGTTTAATGAGGAAGATTATGCGGCAGCAATTGATTTAGAAAATATTTCTAGAACAGCAATTGAGGCAATTGAAGCTGGAACAGGCTATGATCTTAGGTCAAGCATGTCTGACTATATGGAGATAGTTAATTCATCATCTCAAATCGCTAGAAACTCAAAACGATTTAATGTTGTAAGATTCGACCCACCATACTTATTTAATCTGAACACAGCAGCAAAAAGTATAGTAAGAAATATTTTGATGCCATACTATGCTTCTAGTTATGATAATTGTCAATTTGTGTATACAAACTATCATACTCTTAACTTTTTTACTTCTTCACTAGTTCCATCTGATTCAGCACTAATATACTCAAATGCTCAAAGAAAGGCAGGAGAGACAAGGCCGTATTACCCGACTGGATCTTTTACAATAGATTTTTATATAAACCCAAGATATACAAACGATCCCGGAAAAGACTTCAAAGCCGGAACGATTATGCATCTTTCTTCAGCATTTGCTGTATCATTAGTTTCGGGAAGCGGCAGAGATGGAGATGGGAATGTAAGTGGATATAGAATATTACTTCAACTTAGTCATAGTGCAGATAGACGACCATCTAGGGTAAATTTAAATACAAAAAACAATACAAGATCGTATCCTGAAGATTTGATTTTTGTAACAGCTGATAATTCTTTAAGTAAAAATAATTGGCATCATGTCTCCATAGCGTGGGGAGGAAAGAGTGTAAGTGATGGAACAGGAAGCATCTGGATAGATAATGATCATTATCCATTTTCTGTGCCATCTTCCTCAATACTTCCTCCGAAGCATGTATCTTCAGAGGCGTTAGTTTTGGGAAATTATTATGAAGGATGGGACAATGAGGCTAAGTTTTTTAATACTACAGCAGCTTCCCGAGAAGGATTTTTTCCAAAAACAGCGGGCCTTACTAACGATCCCATATTTTTTGATCTTGATCATCCACTAAATGCAGAGATTCATGATATTAAAATATTCGATAGAGATTTAAATGGTGATGAGATAAAGCAGAATATATCATCAGGAAGATCAGATACAAAAGACCTATTATTTTATGTGCCGCCTTTTTTTGCCAAAGAGTCTAGAGAGAGAAATGTTTTAATAACACCTTTTCAGACTGAGAGAAAGGCACCTACTGATCCGTTCAATGTTAATTTTTCTTTTGGTGTGGGAGGAAGACTTCTTAATTTAGAAAACTTTAGTAGAGAATTTGTTAAAGGGTATTATCCTAGACTTTATAATTTAACGGCATCTACGTTAGATCATACAGTGCTGGATATAACAGCAAATGGGTATGTGTATGCATCAGGATCAACAAGAAAAAGAAACCTAACAGTTCTTCCAAATGACAATGGAAGGTTTGTTCCAGACTTTGATCTTCTCACAAGCGGATCAGTCAGCACAAATATGTCACAATTTACAAATATATTGGGTGGAATTGACCTCTCTGTAATCAATATTAATGATATGGTCCCTGATTCTGCAGCTCTTCCGCTCCTTCCTCAAGAAATTTCAGAAGCTGTAGCGGGATGCACGCCTACAGATCTTGGTGGAATAGAAACCTCAGTCGGTCCAGTCTTAACTATTTATGATAGAACATTAGACCCAAGCTCAAATGAGGTGACTGTCTTTGATATGTCTAATTTATTCTATGGAAATAGAATACTTCCTGGATCACTTTTTATAACAGACCCTAATGTAACCGGATCCGGAGGAAAAGTTAGAATATCACTTAAAGATAATGGGAGGGGTGGCCTGTTTAGAGCAGATGCATTGACAACACACCCGACTTGGGCAAATGTGGGAACTGTTCTTTACAATGAGGGTGTGGCTGTTATCAAGTCTCCAAATATTCCATTTTTTGGAAAGGATGAATTTGAATTAAAATGTAAGGGCGAGCAAAATATTCACATGTTAACAGTTAATATTCCGGCGGGTGTAGGAATGTTTAATTCTTCATCTAATCCAGTGTTTAAGCCTATATCAGCATCTCTTGATCCAAATGAATATGATCCTGATTTTGTGTACATCACCGGATTAAACCTACATGATGATAATTTAAATGTTATAATGAGATCTAACCTAGCACAACCCATCAAGAAGCGAAGAAGTGATGAGTTTTTGATTAAATTTAAAAAGGATTTTTAAATTGATTCTTGGATTAGATGTTTCCACAGCATGCACGGGATGGTGTATATTAGATGAAGATGGATCGTTTGTAAATCTAGGTTATATTTCGCTATCTAAGGAAAAAAATTTATTTGAAAAGGCCCAAATAGTTCAAGAATCTCTATCATCACTTAACATAAGCTATGATATCACAGACGTGTTTATAGAAGAGAACTTACAGGCTTTTCGACCAGGCCTCTCTTCTGCAAAGACGCTACTGACTCTGGCGCGATTTAATGGAATAGTTGGGTATCTATCACAGCAAGAGTTTTTTTGTGAGCCATCATATATTAATGTCAATATAGCTAGAAAGTCTGTAGGATTAAAAATCATAAGAAAATCAAAAGGAGGAGCACCCACTAAAGAACAAGTACATCAATGGGTCTCTAACCAGATAAATTTTAAATGGCCGACAAAAAAATTAAAATCTGGCCCAAGAAAAGGAAATATAATATTAGAGCCAGGATGCTACGATGCCGCCGACGCGTATGTAATAGCTTCCTCTGGAATTAAATTGAACAGTTAGATTTTTTGAATTATATTTTAAAAGGGTACATTGGAAACCTTTACAAATAAGATTGACTTTTTAAGACATGTCTTTGGAGAAGTCGAGATAGCAAGAGATGGTGTAAATGTAGCTGTCTATTGTCCGGTATGTGAAAATAAAAGTGGAAAAAAGAAGTTTTCTATTAATGTGGAAACTTGGAACTGTCACTGCTGGGTTTGTGACGCAAAAGGTAGAAATCTATTTCTAATATTAAAGAAAAGTTTTAGTCACGATGTAGCACACAGGTATAGGGAGAGATTTTTAAAGGATGATCAGGGATGCAATAATCTAGAGAGAGAAGATGATAGCTTTAACGTGCTTCTTCCGGAAAAATTCACTCTTCTTTGTAAAAGTTTTGAAAGTAATGATCCAGATATTAAAGATTGCATAAGGTATCTTCTTAGAAGAGGACTCACAAAAAAGGATTTTTGGTACTTTAGGCTAGGAACATCTTCAACAGGTGTGCATAGGAGAAGAATAATAATTCCATCATTTGATTCAGATGGCAAATTAAATTATCTTGTATCCAGGTCAATAGACCCAGATAGGAAGCCAAAATATATAAATTCAAAATCCGATAAGATGAACATAGTATTTAATGAGGTTAATTTAAACTGGAAAAAGGAATTAACCATTGTAGAGGGTCCATTTGATCTTTTTTCTTGTAACCAGAATTCTACATGTCTTCTTGGATCATCGCTTAGAGAGGAATCATATATTTTTAAAAAAATTATTTCAAATAGAACGCCAGTTCTATTATCACTTGACTCTGATATGAAAAAGAAAACTAGAAAATATGCAGATCTTTTAAGCTCATATTGCTGTGATGTACGGGTGATAGATCTGGGTGATTTTCAAGACGTAGGAGAAATGACAAAAGATGAGTTTAAAGAAAGAAGAAAAAATTCAATATTCTGGTCTAGAGATTTATCTCTTGTCGGTAAGATAGGGACGCTGGTATGAAAATTGTTCATTTAGCTGATATTCACTGGAGGGGGCTGTCTCGTCATAGTGAGTATAAAGAGTCATTTTCTGACGCCTTTGAAAAGATAAGAGAGTTGTCTCCAGATGTAATTTATCTTGGGGGTGATATTGTACACAGTAAGACCCAAGGGATATCTCCAGAGCTGATAGACAGTCTCTGTTGGTGGTTTACAGAGATGTCTAGGATAGCACCTGTGCATGTCATTCTTGGTAACCACGATGGATTACAACACAATACAGATAGACAAGATGCGATATCTCCCATACTCTCTGCATTAGATGATCCAAATATCTTTCTTTATAAAAGGTCAGGAACATATCCGACAGGTATTCCTGGATATAATTGGTGTGTTTTTTCATGTTTTGATGAGGAAGGATGGCAGAATGTTAAACCTATTGAAGGCGAAATAAATATTGCATTATTTCATGGTGCTGTGTGGGGTTCAACAACTGATATTAACTGGGAGATAGATGGAGATATAACTGTTGATTTTTTTAGTGATTTTGATTTCACACTTCTAGGAGACATACACAAAAGACAGTATTTAGACAATAAAAAAACTATAGCATACTGCGGATCATCTATACAGCAAAATTATGGTGAAGATACAGGAAAAGGATTTTTATTCTGGGATATTGAAAATAAAAACTCATTTAATAGCAAATTTTATGAAATACAACATTTGAATCCATTTATAACAATATGCTGGAAGGGATCTGTTGAAAAGACACTAGATGAAGCTGACAAATATCCCAATTGTTCAAGGTTTAGAGTAAAATCAGATAGTGTTATAGCTCAGGCAGATAGTAAGCAATTACAATATGAGCTAATGAGAGTCAAAGAGGCCACAGAGGTAGTCTTCAAGTCAGAGTCAACATTTGATGCGTCCAAGATAAAGACAGCCTCTGGAACATTTAATAAGGAGAATCTTAGAGATGGAAAGACTCATAAAAAATTAATTAGAGAGTACTACAGAGATGGAAAATTAAATGAAAAATATTTTGAAAAATTTGATGAGCTAATAGAAAAATACATGTCACAGGTGACGAGGGAAGAAGATACTCTAAGAAACACCAGGTGGGAAATTAATTCACTGGGATTTGATAACTTATTCTCGTATGGAAATGAAAATATTGTTAATTTTGAAAATCTTCCTGGGATAACAGGTATTTTTGGAAAAAATGCAAAAGGAAAGTCATCTATAATTGGATCATTGATGTATGGTCTATTTAATACAACAGATAGAGGATCTATTAAAAATATTCACATAATCAATAATAGAAAAAATAGCGCCAGGGCTGTAGTTGATATAAATTTAAATGGTGACCCCTATAGGATCATAAGATCAACAATAAAACACCAGACAAGAAAGGGAGAGATTTATGCATCAACTTCTTTAAATCTATACAAATTAAATAATTTGGGAGATATCGAGGAGGATATCACTGAGGAGCAAAGAAGAGAAACAGAAAAGATTCTAAGAAAGCTTATTGGGACAGCTGATGATTTCTTAATGACATCGCTAGCATCTCAAGGGGAGATGAGCACTTTTGTTAAAGAAGGCGCCACATCAAGAAAAATGATTTTAACAAAATTTCTCGACCTGGGTGTGTTTGAAAAGATGCACGAAATAGCAAAGATAGAGTCATATGATATAAGAAATAAAGTAAAATCATATCCAGATATAGACTGGGATGAGGAAATTGATAATATTAAGTTTTATTTAATTGAAAATGATGAGAAGATAGAGCTGCTTGAAAAAGATATATTTGAAAAAAGAACCACACTAAAGGATCTCAATATTCAATTAGCTACATCCGACAATCCGGATATCATAACAGTGTCAGAACTCAAAGCCCAGAAAAAAATAGTTTCAAGATATAAAAAAGATATAGAAAGCTTAAAAGACAAGGAAGAAGAGATCACCAGTGAGGTGGCTTTAAGGCAAAAAAGATATTCAAAAATAGAACAGGTAAAGTCAGACTTTTCTATAAAAGATCTACAGATGAAGATTGAGATTCAAAAAGAACTTGATAGAGCAGTTATTGATTTAGATCATCAGCTTGAAAAAAATAAAAGAGAGCTTGATCGCCAAGTGGGCTCCATCAAAAAATTAGGAGAGGTTCCTTGTGGAGACAAGTTTCCAACTTGTAAATTTATTAAAGATTCACATAGAGATAAGAAGATAATAAATGATCAGAGAGAGGTAGTACAAAGATCTATTTCATCCTTAAGAGATGCAAAGATATCCTTTGAATCAATTTTAAGTGAGAATGTTGAGAAAAAAATTAAAAAATACAACGCAATGATTAAAAAACAGTCAGATTTATCTGTTCAAATCTCATCATTGATAGTTAGACATAATAATATTGAAAATGAGATGGGCCAGCTAGAATCAAGCCTGTCAAGAGAATCTTCTATTTTAGATGGCATGTCATCTAGGCTAGTTAGGGATGAAGAAAATCCAGCATCAGTTATTAGATCAAATATAATACTTCTAGAAGATGAGATACAAAGAATTGATAAGAAAAGATTAGGTCTATTTGAAGATGTGGCAAGCCTTAGAGTCCAGGTCTCTGATATGGAAAATAAGAGAAAAGAATTTGAAAAAGTCAAGATAGATTTAAGAACATATGATCTTTTTATGCAAGCTGTGTCTAAGAAAGGTATACCTCTTCAGATAATGATGTCACAGCTTCCCTTAATTAATGCTGAAATTTCAAGAATTTTACAAGGTGTTGTGGGGTTTACTGTTGAGCTAGAGGCAGACATAGATACAAATGCGATGGATGTTTTTATAGATTACGGAGATAGTAGAAGGGTTATTGAACTAGCCTCTGGAATGGAGAAGATGATGTCTTCTCTTGCAATAAGAGTTGCTCTCATTAATGTATCATCATTAACTAAGACGAACATGCTAATTATTGATGAGGGATTTGGTGCACTTGATGAGACAAATATCGCTGCATGCAGTAGACTATTAGAGTCTCTTAAAAAATGGTTTAGAAATATTATAATAATATCTCATGTGGATGAAATTAAAGATATAGTAGACAACTCTTTGGAGATAATTAAGAATGAAAAAAATACAAAAGTTTCCCATCCTTAAAGAATCAAGCTCGGGAAAGAAATATGAGTATAGAGATAAGTTTGTGATAATAACAGAAGATAGAGAAGAAAAATCTTATCTATTTTGTCCAGTATGCCAAATTACAATGAATACAGCGGATGATTATAGTTATATTAGAAGATTCAAGTGTTGTTCTGAATGTGGAATGAAATGGGCTGAACCTATGAGAGAAAAGTGGTTATCAGGCTGGAGACCGTCAGATGAGGAAGTTTTATCTCATAAAGAAATAATAAAACAGGCATCTTCATTTTTTATTTTTGAATGATCACAATAATTAGTAACAGGAGTTATTATGTTTAGTACTGAAGAAGTTAACGTTCTTGGTCAAATTTTAGATTCAACATGGGGAAAAAGTTCAACAATTTCATCTCCAACAATGTCTGTTAAGGCTTCACTTTCTGGTGACACACTTTCTGTTTCGTATGTCACAGTTGTTCACCTAGCATCAGAAAGAAACCTAAGAGATCAGGTAAGAGTGTTTGAAGATGAATCTATAAAAATTACAAATGAATTTATGAAGAATGTAAAAAGGCAGTTTAAAGAGGGATCGGGAAGATCATTAAGCGCTAAAAGCTTAGGAACAAGTGATAGTGTTGAGATGATAACATCTTCACCCTTCACACCAAGAAAAACTGCATACTATAGAAGATTTACCAATTTTAAATGTGAATAATGTCAAGGGTCAATAAATCTAGGCAGGTATCGGAGATTATCAAATCTGGTAAGGATCCTGTGTATTTTTTCAATTCCTATCTTAAGATACAGCACCCAGTTAGGGGTCTAATAGGATTTGATACTTATGATTTTCAAGATGATTGTGTTGAGACATTCTTGGAAAATAGATTTACAATTATATTAAAGTCACGACAGCTTGGAATGTCTACACTTGTTGCAGCATATGCGGTATGGATGGCCCTATTTCAAAAAGACAAGAATATTCTTATTATTGCAACAAAGCTAAGCGTCGCACAAAACTTTATTACCAAGGTTAAGACTATGATTAGAAGTCTTCCAAAGTGGATAGTTCTTCCAGAAATAGTCACAAATAATAAGCAGCTTATAGAGTTTAGCCATGGATCATCTATAAAGGCGATTCCTACATCTGATGACGCAGGTCGATCAGAAGCACTATCTCTATTAATTGTTGATGAAGCAGCATTTGTTAGAGATTTTGATACGCTGTGGACTGGGCTATACCCCACAGTTTCCACAGGTGGGCGCGTAATACTTCTTTCAACTCCAAATGGTGTGGGCGGACAGTATTATAAACTCTACACAGACGCAGAGAAGCGATCTAATGAATTTATCTCAGTTAAGCTTCAATGGGATGTTCATCCTGAGAGAGGTCAGGACTGGTTTGATAAGACGACCAAAAATTTATCACATAGACAGATTTCTCAAGAGTATCTGTGTGACTTTGCCTCATCAGGAGAAACATTTCTAACACCCGGAGATATAGAGTGGGTAAGAGAAATGTGTAAATCTCCTATAGAAAGAGCAGGGCATGATATGAATGTGTGGGTATGGAAGCATGCACTGTCAGAACATTCCTATATTATATCTGCTGATGTTGCAAGGGGAGATTCTAAGGATTTTTCAACTTTTCACGTCATTGATGTCGGAGAAGGAGAGTGTGTTGCAGAGTATAGAGGAAAAATTCCTCCCGATAGATTTGGAGAATTATTATTTGAATTTGGAAAAAAATATAACGATGCGCTTCTTTGTCCTGAAAATAATAGCTATGGATTCGCTACAATTATTAAGCTAAAGGATCTTGATTATCCAAACCTGTATCATAAGAAAAGAAAGTCTGTATTTATAGGAAACTATGTTCCAACAAAAGATAGTGATATAGCAGGTTTTACAACGAGCGGAAAGACTAGAAATTTAATATTATCTAAATTAGAAGAGACAATTAGAAATAAAAATGTTAAGATATATTCAAGTAGATTTTATGAGGAACTAAAGACTTTCACGTGGGCTGGAAACAAAGCGAAGGCAATGAAAGGGTATAACGACGATCTTGTAATAAGCTTTGCAATTGGAATGTGGCTATTTGATAGCTCATCTGATCATAGCAAGCATTCAAAGGAGCTAAATGATGCTATGCTTAAAAGTATGAAAATGACAAGAAATTCGTATGATGATATGCCTGGTGCGATAACAGAGGGAAGACCTCATAGTGCTCCATCTAGAAATCCTAAGGAAGGATCTGAAAATAAGAGAAAAAATTCTTTATCTGCAGGGTGGAATAGCAAGATGAGGCTAGCAAAAGAATTTGACTGGATTTATAAGTGAGGATTTAGGTGGCACAGGAAAGCCAGACATTATTTAGACGTCTAACACAGCTGTTTAGAAGCGGGCCTGTCATAAAGAGAAAGGTACGTGACTTTAGCAAGTCATCCAAGCAAACGTCTGCATTCGAGGTCTTTAGAAAGACCCAGAGCCATGTCTATAGCACAGCAATGAGTGCATATGGAACATATGATAGGATGGCTAGATATTCAGACTTCTCTGAGATGGAATATACACCAGAGATAAGTTCAGCTCTAGACATATACGCTGAGGAGACAGTTTCTGCAGATGAAAAAGGATCAGTCCTTCACATATATTCAGAAAATCCAACGATTCAAAGATTACTTGATGAATTATTTTATGATACTTTAAATGTGGAATTTAATTTGACAGCATGGGTTAGAAATCTTTGTAAGTACGGAGATTTCTTTTTATTCAATGATGTATCTCCAGACCACGGCGTAATTAATGCGTTTCCAATTCCTGTAAATGAGGTAGAGAGAGAAGAGGGGTTTGATCCACTAGATCCCATGGCAGTGAGGTTCAGGTGGGTTACTCAGGGGAATCAGGTTCTTGAAAATTGGCAAGTTTGTCATATGAGAATTCTGGGCAATGATGCATTTTTACCTTATGGGTCATCTGTTCTCGAGGCAGCAAGAAGAATCTGGAGACAGCTTATTCTTGTAGAGGACGCAATGCTTGTTTACAGGGTAGTTAGGTCTCCTGAAAGAAGAGTTTTCTATATAGATGTTGGAAATGTTCCGCCAGAGGATATTCCAAACTATATGGAGCAGGTACAAGCCACATTAAAGAAAGCACAGGTCGTAGATAAAGATACAGGAAGAGTTGATCTTAGATATAATCCACTTTCTGTTGATGAAGATTATTACCTTCCTGTGAGAGGTGATTCTTCAGGAACTAAGATTGACACTCTTGCTGGAGGAGCAAATGCTACTGCCATAGAAGATGTTGAATATATACAGAAAAAGCTATTTGCAGCATTAAAAATTCCAAAAGCATATCTTGGATATGATGAAGGTCTGGGAGCAAAAGCAACACTATCTCAAGAGGATATTAGATTTTCTAGGACGATCGCAAGGATTCAAAGAACTGTTGTAGCTGAGTTAAATAAGCTGGCAATAATACACTTATATTGTAATGGATTTGAGGGAGAGGATATTCTTGATTTTACTCTTCAATTATCAAATCCTTCTACAATTGCACAACAGCAGAAGCTGGAATTATATAGAACAAGATTCGAAATAGCTACATCTGCCGTGGGTGTTGAGGGGCTTGTTAGTAGAGACTGGATAAGAAAGAATATCTTTAATATGACAGATGAGGTTCTTGATCAGATTCTTGATCAGAGAATTGTAGATAAAGAACAAGATCTGGAAATTGAAGCAGTTCGACTACCGGGTGCAGAAGAAGAGGCAATCGCAGACGCAGCAGTTGAGGAACCCGTACCAGCAGAAATGGAACTGGCAGGTGACACAAGAAATAAGGATCAGCTAGGCCTTTTAACAGGAGATGAAAGCATAGATATATCGGGCCTATCCATATCAGATGTTAATGCACCCATAAGGGCTCAAAATACTGTTGATAGATTATCTGAGGTCATAGTCGATGATGAAGACGACGACGATGATGAGGAGGATAAAGAGTTAACGCCGGCAGAGAAAGAGGTGATATGGAACTCACCTAGAAGAAGAAGATCTCCACAAATGGCACCAGATCATAGTCATGATAGAAAGGATGCATCAGACTCTCTTTTTCATCCATTTGGAAGAAAAAATGCCCAATATCAAAGAAACAGTGACTCTAAAAACCCGCTTAGAAATGTAGCAAAAATTCCAAAATTGACAGAAGATGAATTTTTATCAAATTTCTTTAATGAAAAGATAAAAAATCACACACAAATGACATCACAGATAAGATCTACATTAAAATCACTTGAGAGCAGGATAAGTAATAAAGGGATTATAATCTCTGAGATAAATTCATCAGAGGAGGGAAGCATACCCGATGCCGAGGAATCATAATAAAAAAAGAAATGTTGGAATAATCTATGAGCTGCTTCTTAGAAACATTTCAAACCTGTTAATTCAGGGAGATAAGAAGTCAGCCAAGAGAACGCTTAAAATTATTGAATCTAGATTTAACAAGGACAGCGAGCTCTATAGAGAGTTCCGGCTTTTTAATGCACTAATTAAGTCAACTGTAAGTGATTCTGCTGTTGCAGCTGCAATTTTAACAGAGGCAAAATCAGCAGCGAGAAGGTGTGATTCTAGAAAACTAGATAGGGAAAAATCTCTTCTTATTAAAGAAATAAATCACACTCTAGACGACAAGATGTTCTATCATAGGAGAGTTCCAGAATACCAAGTTTATGCGACAATCCAGACGCTGCTCAATGACTGGAGATCAAACGATAGATCAGATCTTTCAAGAACTGTACAGTATGAATCAAAAGTTATAGAAAGAATGTTATCTGAAAAAGATAAATGTCAAACAATAGAAGAGAATATAGATCATGACGTTGATTCGCTTGTTGTAAAAATAATGACAGAAAAAATTAATGAAAAGTATAAAAATAATTTCTGTTCAGAACAGAGAGATATTATACGGTCATATGTCTTTTCAATGTCACATGACGGTGGAACATCTATATTAGAAAAAGTTCAAAATATTAAAGATCAGACACTTAATAGTTTAAATGAATTTGAGAAAAAGACAGATAATGGCTTCTTATTAGAGAAAATTGATTCAGTTAGACAGAGAATTAATGATGAATCAATAAATGAAATGAATGATGAGTCTATAGCCAGGTTCTTAACATTAATTCAACTAAAGAGAGAATTAAGGGAGGCGATATATGAGTGATTTTAAATTAAAACTTTTGACTGAGTGGACTCCTCTATCTTATACATCTAATATGATTAAAGAGTCTCGTGAAAAAAACGATGGAAAGATAGTTCTAAGAGGTGTATTACAAAAATGTGACACTTTAAATCAGAATGGAAGGGTTTATCCCAGATCTATATTAGAGCGAGAGATGCTAAATTATCAAAAATTTATTAAAGAGAATCGAGCGCTCGGTGAATGTGATCATCCGGATTCCTCGGTGGTAGAACTGAAAAATGTTTCACATATAGTCCGAGAAGCACACATAGAGGGTGATTCTGTTGTTGGGCATGTTGAGCTACTTAATACACCCGCTGGACAAATACTTCAAAGTCTCGTTGAATCTGGTGTAACACTTGGAATTTCTTCTAGAGGTGTGGGCTCTACTAGAAACGACGGAGATAGGCAGGTTGTCCAGGAAGATTTTCAATTGATTTGTTTTGATATGGTTAGTGAACCCTCTACACCTGGAGCATTTATGATAAGTGAAGGAAAGACTATAAACCCCGGTGATGTTGATAAAAATTTTACCAAAACAGATAAAATAGATAGAATTTTTAATGATATATTGTCGTGGTAGGTAAATTTGATGTCTAGAGCTGCTAGAAGTAAATTAAAGGGAATAGTAAAGGAATGCCTAATAGAGATATTAAGCGAAGGAATCGGAGAGCATAGAGAGGTACAGATATCAGAATCAGTAAGATCCGAATCTAGAAGCCAGAGCGTGAATAGAAGAGCTGGGCTTGATAATATAGTTTATAATAAGACTTCACAAAAAGATGAAATTCCAAATCCTAATTTTGAAAAAAATATAAGAGAAACGACAAGAAGTATGACAGCCGATCCAGTCTTATCGTCGATACTGGCTGATACTGCAATGACGACACTGCAAGAACAGGCAGGAGCTGAGAGGCCAGGACCCGGGGGATCATCTCTACCAACTGCTGCATCCGGAGATGTAGCAGCTGTGGTAGCATCTAAATCAGACCCGCAGGAATTATTCGGTGAGTCTGCACAAAAATGGGCAGATTTAGCGTTCGCTACGACAGCAAAAAGATCTTAATGTGAGTAGCTAATTCTTTCATTACATAATATGTATGATTGAGACACTTTGTGGAGAGATCATATGTCAAGACACACTACATTAACACCGGCTGTTCTTAGAAAAATAGTTATCGAAGAAAAGAAGAAATTAGAAAAAGAGGGATTGTTATCCTCTGACACTGTTGATGATGCGTGGGCGGGTGGTGACAACCTAGTTAATAAAATTGATTATGTTAAAGCTCTTGGCCTAAGAGAATCTACGCTTCGTAGAAGAGCAAACAGAATTACAAAAGCTAGAAATATTCTCAAAATAAGACTTTTAAAGGAATTATAGAATGGCTGACCAACCACAGACAATAGTTGAACCGGCTGCATCTGATGATAAGCCATACGGATCTAGAAACGGTATAAATTTACGAGCATCATTTTCAGCATCTCCAATTTACGCTGGTGATGTAAATGACGATGAAAGAAAAGAAGTTTTTCAAGAACTAGCACTAGATGGAACGGTTGTGGGAGGTCTGGGATTAAATTCATTTAATAGAGATTTTTCTAATGCACCTGATCTATCAGATGTTGAAACAGGAGGCGGAGGAAAGCCTGCCTCTCCATACGTTCCAAATCTTTCATCTCCCGGTCCAGGAAGCGTATTTCCTGCTGATCAACCAGAATATACAGGAGAACTACCGGATGGATCTGCTCCAGAGTTCGGGTCTGGACTAGGAGGAACAGTATCTCCCTCTAAGACTTCAGAAAATATAGCAGACCAAAAGTTGGGTGATTATATTTCTGGAAGGTCGTATCAGGGATCTGACGGTAGGGGATAATTTCTTTGGCAACCAGACTTTACTATAATCCTTCAACTGCAAATTCTGATCAAAGGATAGGTCATGGCTATGGAAAGGGACAAAAAATTCCTAGCTTTGGGACAGGTCTAGGGTCAGAGACATCTATGGGCTGGGCAGAAACAGGAATATATAAGATGCCAACTTCATATGAAGAATATGAGGATGATTTTATTGAGGATATCGATGAAGATGAGATGGAATTAATATCAAAGGTTAGCGCAGTTACTGGTAGAGATCGCCTTGCAATAGACCCGCAGGTCGGAAGAAGAGGATCTGCAGACAGGGGGAGCATGGTTGGTCTCCAGAGATGGGATATAGGAAACCTTTCTGAGTCTGATAATATGCCGGCTGTGATGAGTGGAATAGCTCCATTTTCTCATAGAACATTGTATCCAAATGGATTTGATGGTCCTCCGCTTGGAACTGGAGGTGCAGGTCAAGCATTTAATACAACTGGTCCAGGAAAAGTGGGCGGTGCCGGAACACAGTATGGTAGTTCTAGAGCACCCATTGACTATTTAGAAGATGAAGATTTAGAGAATATGGGATGGGACGATATTTTTAATCTCGATCCCACAGAGAGATCTATTTTAAGGCAGAGAATTAGATTGCTTAGGCTTTTCAATAAAATTGATGAAACGCTACATGCAAATTCACAAAATACATAATATTTAATTGAGAAGAGGATCAATAATGTCAAAATCTCTTTATGAGGAAGCGATAGCAGAGGCGAAGCTGTTAAGAGATACAGCGGAAAAGAATGCCAAAAATGCTATTATTGAAGCAGTTACTCCAAAGATAAGAGAGTTTATAGAAGAGCAGTTAATTGGAGAGTCCTCTGATGATGGTTCAAATGAAGATGTATTACAGGACGTTGCCTCTGAGATAGTTGGATCAGATCTTTCAGAATCTAATAGTGAAGTTATTTTAGATGATAGTGCAATGTCTGCATTATTGAATCTTTTTGGAGCTGATGATTTCAAGAGCGTGTCTGACAAGGACGTAGTTAGGGATGCAATTAAAGAATCAATATCTGAACTCGACGGCGACAGTCGAGAAAAACTTTTAAAAATGGCTGATAAACTTAGTGAAAGTGATGATCTTTTTGATTCACAGAGAATAAGTAGTCATATGGATGATAATCCAAACAATGATTTGTCGTCTAAGAATGATGACAATCTTTACGAAATTGATCTTTCTGAGCTAGAGACGCTCAAATCTGGAGATAACATGGATGCAATTGATAAAGCAGAGGCACAAGAAATCAAGGAAATTATGTCAATGCTAGGACTTAATAGTCTTGATGAGGCAAGGCTAGAGATAGACTTAGGTGATCTCGAGATTCCAGAGGACCTCATGCCTACTATTCGAGTAGTCGAAGAAGAGGAAGAGGAGTCTGAAGAAGATCTTGAGGCTGCAGAGGCTCCTGAAGAAGAAGAAGAGGTGGATATTGAGCTGGAGGATTTTGAAGGTCTTGATGAAGTATTTGAGATCGACGAAAAGATTCTTCGTAGCGAGCTAGTTCGTCTCAGACAGCATCTTTCTGAAGCCAAGGATCTCACAAAGATTAAGGGAATAAAGAGCGACATGCAAGATAGCTGGGGCGGAAAAGGCTCTGGAAAGTCTGGTGTAAAGAATTCTTATGGCGGCTCTGGTGGTAAGATGCCAAGAGGCGCAGATTTCGGAGGAGGAAAACCTGGAAAGGATCCTCTACAAGTTAAGTTAAATGTTCTTTCAGAACAACTTAGAAATGAGAGACGTAATAATCGATCTCTCTCGGTGAGGCTCAAGGAATACAGAGGTGCTGTTGAAACACTTCGTGAGCAGTTGACAGATCTAAACCTGTTTAATGCTAAGCTTCTTTATGTAAATAAGCTTCTGCAAAGCAAGGAAATAACACCGGCTCAGAGAAAGTCGGTTGTTGAGTCCATTGACAATGCTAGAAGCTTGAGAGAAGTAAAGCTACTTTACAGGAGCCTGACGGAATCCTTTGATAAGGGCAAGTCAGGATCAATGAATGAATCTTCGGTTCGCAGAGCTATCGGATCATCTTCTAAGGTCACTGGGCGGTCTTCGGCCAACTCAGCTGACGATCAGGTGAATAGATGGGCGACGCTAGCCGGAATCAAGTGAATTTTATCATTAACTGCATTATAGGAGAAAAATAAAAATGGCAAAGTCATTCACACTAAATCAGCTTACTGAAGGCATCAGAGATAGAAATATTGGTGCTGAAGGTATGCGACTGGTCGAAAAGTGGTCCCGAACAGGACTTCTTCGAGGCCTGCATGATCATGGTCGGGAGACCATGTCTCGACTTCTTGAAAATCAGGCTGCTCAGCTCCTGAGAGAGCAAAACTCTCTATCAACAGGTGGCGGTAACCTCGCCTCCTCTGGCGACGTCAGAGGCTTCACAAATATCGCATTCCCGATCGTTCGTCGTGTCTTCGGTGGTCTCGTATCCAACGAGCTTGTTTCTATTCAGCCAATGAGCCTTCCTTCTGGTCTGCTCTTCTATCTGGATTACACCTACGGTGATAACGTCGGTGGTGATGCAAGTCTCACAGACGGAACTGAGGGCACTGCTGCTGCTGAGACCTATCAGAAGGGAACATCAATCTATAACAACCCCACAGGTAAAGGTGTCCGATCAGGATCACTCGCAACCGGTGGTCAGTATGATCTAGTTGGTGCTACCTACTCTAAGGTTCACAAGACAATCAGTGGAACCTCTGCTAATAGTAGACTAACACTTCTAGCATCTGGTGCGTGGCAGGGTAATGCCTCGTTACAGAGTGGTCGTCTTGCTGCTGCAACAGGAAGTGATGGACGTCACCTTCAGTTTGATCCACAGGTCACTACGAAGATCGAGGGAGATACCTCAGGTGTTGGCAGTGGTCGATTCCAGTTCTTAATCTTTGATCTCACAGATCTTAGTGGTGTTTCTGGTCTTGATCTTACTAATGCAAAGGACATCACATTGTTCTCAGCAAGTAGAACTAACACAGGTGGTAGTAACCAAAGCTCTCCCACAAACTTGGCAGACTCTATTGCAGCTCTGTCTGATGAGTGGCAGGGTGGAAAGAACGTGCTTAACCTTAGACGTCTCAACCAGCTTGGAACGTACTCGGGTGGACAGTTCACGTCCCAACCATTGGTTACGACAGCAACAGCCAATGCGGCACTGTTAATGGTCGTATCAGGAACGTATGCAGGTCCCTCTACAGCGGCGAACGGGTCTACCGACCTCACTGCATCATATGCACTGGCACCTAACCTTGGTGTTAATAGTACAGATGGTGATGTGTTGACGATTCCGACCTTTGAGTCTAACTTCGCAGCTACACCAAGTCCGGTCATTCCTGAGATTGACATCAAGATTGAGTCAATCGCAGTTACAGCCGCGACTCGTAAGCTACGTGCTCGTTGGTCACCGGAACTCGCACAGGATCTTAACGCATACCACAGCCTTGACGCTGAGGTTGAGTTAACTCAGATCCTTTCCGAGCAGATCGCACTAGAGATTGATCGTGAGATTCTCAATGATCTTCTCACAGAGGCGAGAGGTGCTAACTACTACTGGTCACGTATGCCTGGTAAGTTCGTTAACAAGAAGACTGCAGCTGAGGCAACAAAGGCCAGCACATTAGCTTCAGGTCCTCAGTTCACTGGTACAGTTCGTGAGTGGTATGAGACTCTTGTTGAGACCATCATCGATGTTGCTAATGAGATTCACCGTAAGACCCTTAGAGGTTCTGCTAACTTCGTGGTTTGCTCCCCGGAGGTCGCAACGATCTTTGAGGCTTCGGTGCTCTACAAGCCCAACATCACTATTGATGGATCTGGTCAGACAAGTAATCCATTCTCGCTTGGTGCGACACCCATTGGTTCCCTAAGTAACCGTTTCACGGTTTACAAGGATCCCTATTTCCCACGGAATAAGGTCCTAGTTGGATACAAGGGTGGAAGCTACCTTGAGACAGGATATGTCTACGCACCTTACGTGCCGTTGATCGTCACTCCTACTATCTTCGCCCCCGAAGACTTCACACCTCGCAAGGGCGTGATGACTCGGTATGGTAAGAAGATGGTTCGTGCTGACTTCTACGGAACAGTAACGGTTCTTGATCTTAACATAATCTAAGATATCCTTAGAGATGAGCTACTAAGGGGCGCCTCATAGAGGCGCCCCTTTTTTATTTGTGATAGATGTTTGTCAGCTAGATATTTATAAATGTGGAATAATGAGTAATATATGTCATGACAAGCTCTATAAAGACGAGTTTTTTCTATGCAGATGAACAACAAGAGGATAATAAGATAATGTCAGATGTAAATGATAGCTTTTACCAGCAAGCAGCCAAGGAGACATTAAAGGATGTTGCGAATGAGTTAAAAGATCAACGACAGCCTCCACAAGAAATACAGGAGCCCCAAATGAGTAACCAAGATACAGACACACAGATAAATGAAGGTCATAATGTTCAAGAAGAACCTGAACATTCTCAATATGAATCACCTGTAGTAGATGAGGGTGATTTTGATGATTTTGATTTCGTTGAAGCGTACGATGATGATCCGGTTACCGCAGATGAAAGGATGCTTCCTGAAAATTCTGCCGCATCTGCAATTAAGTGTGCATTTCTTGGAATCGGCGGTGGGGGAGGAAAACTCGCCAAGGCATTTCTAGATCTTGGATTTAATAAGACTCTTCTCATAAATACAACTGTAAAGGATCAGCCAGAGGGAGTCTCGGCTGAGCATTTTCTTTTGCTGCCTGGTGCTGATGGAGTCGGTAAAGACATAGCACTTGGAAAGAAGGTTTTGGAAAATAATAGTGCGCTTGTTGAAGATGCTATTCGAACTAGAATAGGAAAGGTAGACTGGCTTTTTGTTATTGCCGGCGGCGGCGGAGGAACAGGAAGCGCTTCCAATATTCTAGGTGGAGCATTTGATAGATACCTCAGATCAGTAGAGGCAGCGGGCCAGGTAGTATATATTGTTACAAGACCGACTGCTCAGGAATTGCTCAATCCTACAATAGCAGCAAATTATGAATCTTTAATGTCTGACGTTGCTCTTCATCCACACATCATGATTGATAATGAGAAACAGCTTCAGCTGCTAAGGGGAAAGGTCGGAATGCTTGACCTATATCCCTCAGCGAATAGAAATTTTGCAAAGCTGCTATGGCAAGTTTTGAAGCTAGCAGATGAGACGTCTCCAATACAATCATTTGACTCCAAGGATCTTGAGAGAGTGCTTAGCACGACAGGAAGAATGGTCATTGGAAGCACAGTTGCTAGAGATGTAAACAGACAAGATTTGGGATCAATTCTCTATCAGGGATGCTTAAAATCATCTCCATGCCCTGCTCCAGCTGGAAAAGCATCAACAGGAGTGATGCTGTTAATAGTTACTCCTGAGATGGCATCTAATCCAGGTGTGAGCAAGAACCTTGAAGCAGCTTTTTCTTATGTAGGGGGAAGGACAGATACATTATTTTCAGGCGTGTATGTCAAGCAAAGGTTGCCTGGACTAATAGCAATTTCTGTAATCGCTGGATTTTAGATAATTATATTACTTTATAATGATATTTTAACCCCATAGGGATATGTAGTATTAGGCCCAGTTCATATAATCAACCGACCCCGCCGGCGAATTGGAATCATGCGGACAAAGGAGAAAGATTATGCCAAAGGTAACAATTACAGATGGTAAGGGACTTGTCCAGGAGGCAGGTTCTGGTGTAGATGTTCAAAGTACAACAACGTTTAAGAAAAGTGTAAAGCTCAATGGACAATCTCTCGGCGGAATGCTACAGGAGAGAGTTGTCGTATCTCCAGGAACATCTGGTTTCAGCGGTGCTGACTGTATGCTATCTGCATCTCACAGCGGAAAGACAATTTTATTAGGTGATCACTCTGCAATCTATACCGTTCATATCCCAGCAGTTGCTGGATGGAAGGCAAGGTTCACGCTTACAGGTTCTCAAGCAGCTGTTCTAACAAATAATATTTTTCTAACAGCTTCTGCTGGGTTTAGTGCGCTCGGTACAGCGACACCATTCAAGGGAATGCTTCTAGACGCAGCCGGTGCAGCCGCAACGGATATTGTCTTCCTGGATGAGGCGAATAACGCCAATACTGGAGTGGAGTTTATAGCCTCAAGTGGTGTACAAGCCGGTGACTTTGTTGATGTTGAAGTTATTACGACAACCACGACTCCAACAATTAGTTGCATCGGTAACGCACAAGATTAAGATATTTTCTAGAATATTTGAATTAAAAAGGCGACTTTTAAGTCGCCTTTTTTTTATTGTGCGTGTTACAACATGATTTTTGTGATTATAATTTCATATAAATGAATTAGGAGAAATAATGGCAACGTATGAGGATCAATTGAATGCTCTCACAGTTTTAGTAAATGGTGTTAGAGTTGCTCAGAGAAAGGGAATTTACACACTTGAGGAGGCTGAGGTTTTAAGTGTAGCAGTTAGATCATTTTCACAAAATCAGCAGCAAACACATTCTCAGACAACCACACAGCCTGCTCATTCACCTCCTGCACTAGAGAAGAGTGCTGTTCAGATTTCAGAACCTGTAAAAAGTGATAGCACTACAGCTTCAAAAAAAAGAGGAAGACCTTCTAAAAAGTAATTTATAATTTTTAATATCACTGCTACAGTTAGATATAAAGAAACTATTATTAATTTTATATCATTTTTAGTGTCACCAGATACAAGAAAGATAGAATCATTTAAGTCTTAGAGATACTTATTGGTAGAGTTGTTCTCAATCATAGGTGTCATGTGGCTACTTTTGCTAATACAAGTAATCCAACTCCGTTTGGATTTTTTAATAGTGAGTCAAACTTTCAAACAGAGGCTGATAATGTTATAGTCTTTGTTAAAAGAAAGTTAGGCGACGACATATTATCAGTTGAGCTGACAAAAAAGCAGATATGGGCAAACTTAGAAGAATCAACACTAGAGTTTAGCTCAATTTTAAATCAATATCAGGCAAAGTCACAGCTGATTCAGTTTTTAGGAATGCCAATAACCGGATCATCAGGAGTGATGTCTGGATCAGAAGGAAAATATCCTAGAGAAAATCTTGATTTCTTAACAAGAGTTGCCGAGCCGTATGCTTCTGAGGCTGGAGTCGGTGGCGCATATAATATGATGTCTGGATCAATAGAGCTGAGACAGGACGTACAAGACTATGATATCTATAAGGAGCTAAAGGATGCAAGTGGAAATCTTATCGTTTCAGGAAGTAGAAATAGCCCTAGAACAAAGATTCAAATAAGTGAGGTTTTTCACTTTTCACCACAGGCTGCATATAGATTTTTTGATACAACATCAGCGATTAACTATCTGAATAATGAGTTTTCATTTGAATCTTTTACACCAGAAACAATATTTTATGTATTGCCGGTCTTTGAGGACATTCTTAGAGCTGGACAGCTTGATCTATCTAACAGGGTTAGAAGATCAAATTATTCATATAAGGTGGTCGGAACAAATATAAGAATATATCCATGCCCGACAAATATCAATCCTAAAAAGTTATTCTTAAGAGTGAAATTCTTTTCTGATCCCCTTAATCCCTCATTCACTGATGAGACAATATCAGGTGTTTCAAATCTATCTGACATTCCGTTTGGAAATCTTGAGTATAACAACGTTAACAGCATAGGAAGACAGTGGATAAGACAGTACACATTGGCCTTAAGTAGAGAGCAGCTTGGATTAATCAGGTCAAAATTTAGCACAATTCCAATACCTGGATCTGATCTTACATTAAACGGAACATCTCTTGTGGATCAAGGAAGAGCAGATAGAGATTCACTTGTTACAAAGCTCAAAGAGATGCTTGAAACAATGACATATGATAAGCTAGCCGAAACAGCTGCATCTAGAGCAGAGTTTATTAATAAACAATTAAAATTTGTTCCAATGCCAAATGGCTGGTCAATATTTATGGGATAGACAGTGTCAAGGCTTTTTATAACACCAAGAGAGATAAATTTTATAAACGATATTGGAAAAGAGATCGTCAAGGATGTAGTGGGCCAGAAGATATATTATTTTCCTATATCTGAGATAAAATCAAAGGTGCATGATGTATACGAAGAGGCACCAGAAAAAGTTTTTGAAAATCCCATAGAGATAGGAGCACTTGTAAAATATCAGCCTCAAGAAATTAGAGCAAATGTATTTGGAAGTGAGGAATATTATACAATTGAAGCGTATATACAAGAAAGAGATCTGCTTGATAAGGGAATACAGATTCTTGAGGGCGACTTTTTTAGTTATGGCTCTGTATTTTTTGAGGTTATACAGGCTCCAGATTCAAATACAATATATGGAGAGATCGAGCATAAAGGATTTTTGACTATAACCGGCAAGCAGTCTAGAAAGGGTCAATTTACATCAAAGATATTTGGACCAACATCAGAAGCATACTCAGATCCAGATGCAGTCCAGGAAACCTTTGTGCAGCAGAGAGGTTTTGCTATGAATGTGGAAGGCCCGACAGGAGACATTAGAGCATTACAGGAAAACGATGTTCTTACAAAGCCTATTTCTGGACCAGGAGAGGTAACACCAAAGGGAGCAGGAAGAGCAGGTTCTGCATTTTATGATGAGAGTTAATTAGATATGTCTGATAGAAAACTAGATGGTGGGTATGAAGGAAATGTTCCTGAAGACTTTTTTATTCCTGCATCGGGGATAGAAGAGACAGATAGGGCATTGTTTAACCTATTTAACGAAACGATACCATTTCAAATTAAGATAGATAATACGACTAAAATGGTTCCCGTGGTTTTTGCAACCGGAGAGAGGTTTGCACTTACAAGAAGAAAGTCACCCATACGTGATAGAAATAATGCTCTCATACTTCCTATTATTTCAATTAGAAGAACAAATCTTGATCATGGCCCTAGCCAAGGTGGGTACAAGACAGCCATAGCATATAGAAATCAACAGAGCTATGTCGTTAGAAAAAGGCTCGATCCTAGAGATAGAGATTATCAAAAAATTATTAATAAACTAAGATTAAAAAATCAATCAAATGTTGCTGCAAGGTCTAATTTTGATAGTAATAATATATTTCCAGGAAATATTTCAAAAGTAGGAAAGGTGGCATCTAGAAGAAATGATAATAATCTTTCATTCTTAGATGATCCAAATGGAAGCCTTTTAAAAAATAATTTAGGTGAAAATATATTTGAGATAATAACGGTGCCATACCCAAAATTTGTTGCAATAGACTATGAGATAATATTTTGGACACAGTATATGCAGCATATGAATCAAATGATGGAAATGCTATTCTCATTTTTCAGCGGCCAGGGGCACGATTTTCTCATAGAGTCCAAAGATGGATATCAATATGTGGCTTTTCTTAAACCTACACTGACGTCTGCTGACAACCTGACAGATTTTTCATCTGATGAAAGAATAGTTAGATATTCCTTCAATATGACAGTACCGACATATATTCTTGCACAGCAGCATGAGGGTCTACCCCAGCCGTTCAGAAAGTTTATTTCAGCACCTCAAATAGAATTTGGATATAATCAAGTCAGCACAGAGGTGAAGACTGTTAATGGATCACCAGATGGAGACAGAGACTTAAATAAATTTATCTTGAATGATGTTCAAAATATCGACATCAAAGGGCATACTCCCTCTATGAGAGGGCAGGGATCAGAAAGACTTCTTGATACGATAATTGACCCATTTACAGGTGAAAAATCTAAGAGGTGGGTTAAGATAAAAACTCGTCATCAGAGATCGGGGGAAACAGTTGCAAGTTCAAGAATAGTCGTTGATCTAGAAAGTCAATTTGATACCGTGCTTGATGAGGACAATTGATCGTTTGAGCGATAGTTATAACTGTAGAGACAAGCACAGGAGATTTGTTGATGGCTGAACAAACGTTTAGATCACCTGGATTCTTTGAAAACGAAATCGACCTCTCGCAGAGAGTGTCTGAGATCGTTGGAGTACCAGCAGGTGTTGCAGGGACATCTGAGATGGGGCCTGCATTCGTTCCAGTGACTGTTGGATCATATTCAGATTTTGAAAAGAAATTTGGAAGCCTCAACTCTAAGATGTTCGGCCCATATGCTGTAAGGGAGTTCTTGAAGAATAGAACTGCAGCAACATATGTTAGGGTATTGGGCGCAGGAGCAAATGAGACAGTAACTGACATAGAGAACACTAGGGTCGCAGGAATAGTAAGACACGCAGGATTTAAGGTAATAGGGACAGCAGTTTCATCAGATGCCACACTGGGAGGCCATAAAGGATGTGTGCAATTTTTATGTGCTAGACACGTAACATCTTCTAATGAGTCTGTTGGATATCCGATATTTTCTTCAAACAATAGCTTTAAAGGCCAGGATCTGGATCAGGGCTTTAATATTGTTCGCGGTATGCTTTTTTCTGCTACAGGAACAAGATTTGAGGTTCTAGATTATAATCAGACCTATTCACCGACTAATGTATCAGATGACATGGCAAATGTCAACCCAACCTCATCAGATAAGCTTTACAAGACATTTAAGCTCATCATCTCATCTACGGCAGCAAACTGGTCAGCAGATGGATATTCTAACGTAAAAGTATTTACAGCATCTCTTAATCCAACAGATGAAAATTATTTTGGAAATGTACTTAATACTGATCCAGAGAGGTTTGAATCAGAACAGCATCTTCTTTATGCTGATTTTCCTGTAGCAGATGAGATCATGACAGTTGCCACATCTAATAGATCAATAGCTATTTGTTCTGGATCAGCTTCAGGATCCGCTGCATCAGGAGTATCTGACCTAACATATAGAGATGGATTTGGTAGATTTGACACCAGGTACACGACACCTAGATCAACATACTTCATATCACAGCCGTATGGAAGGAAAGAGTGGAATTTATTTTACTTTGAGACTATATCAGATGGATCTGTTGCTAATGAGAAGTACAAGATTTCTATATCAAATCTAAAGAAGCCAACAAATCCCAAGGATCCGTATGGAACATTTACTGTTGAGGTTAGAGGATTTGATGACTCTGACACATCGCCGAAGGTTCTTGAGAGATATCCGATATGTACTCTGAATCCAAATGATCCTAACTTTATATCGAAAAAAATAGGTGATTTTAAGGCATACTATAACTTTGATGCAGAGCTAGAGTCTGAGAGAAGATTGCTCGTTAAGGGTAAGTATCCAAACAAGTCGTCTAGGATCAGAGTCATACTAAGCACAGAAATGGAACAGAAAAAAGTTCCAGAAGATGCGATGCCATTTGGATTCAGAGGTCTTCCTGTCGTCAAGACCAATGACACACTAACAGATTATTCTGGAAGCATTAGAGGGACATACTCTAATCCTGGAGGCGCTAGTAGAGGTTCTGCAGCAAACGGAACTCTTGGTCCTGGAAGATTAACTTTCTCAAAGCCTGGTTCGTCTGAACTGGGCGGAACAGCTCTTGTTTTAAGTATGTCAATTCTTCCTCCAGTACCGCTTAGGTTTAAGTGTACACGAGGAAATGTTAAGCTCTCTCCTGCATTCGTAGGTCAACAAGGATCTGAGGAGATAGCAGATTCAAGATACTACTGGGGATGCAAGTTTGATAGCATTCCAAGAACTGGCTCATTATCAAATGCCATTTTAAACTCAAATGCTTCAACTGAGGTAAATAGTTTATTTAGATCCTACTCAAAATTCTTAGGGATAGAGAAGCTAGACACACTCGTCACAGGTTCAGGAGCAGATGAATTTAATTGTAATAAGTTTACGTTGGCGCGTGTTGCTCTTAAAAATGCAGTACAGCAGTCTTCTGGTCTAGATAACCTTGGGGCCACAGCAAACAATGCAATAACAGGAACTGTCAAGGAGCACATGCTAGAGACAGCCTATATTAGAGATGGCTTCCCAGATCTTTCAACATACGCTATTAACGATGGGTATATAACAAAGCGAGTTACATTTGCTACACTCCTAGCCATGACTTCATCGCTATACTTTAATAAGTTTGTAGATTACTCAAAGTTTACAAACATGATGTATGGTGGATTTGATGGTGTTAATATTCTTGATAAAGATATGGCAAGAATGAATGATAGAGCATCTTCGGGAGACACTGGAGGAAAGGCTGTAGCAACGCTTGATATTGGTCTAGATACTAATGAAAATGCATTTGGGATAGGAAAGACAAACAATATCATAGCATCATACAGGACTGCAGCAAAAATTCTTACAGATCCAATGTCATCTCGAGCAAACATCATAGCAATTCCAGGAATCAGAGATTCAGCCCTAACAGACTATGTTCTCGATCAGCTTGAGGATTATGGAAAAGGATTCTATATAATGGAGATTCCCGGGTATAACTCTGATGGAAACAGGGTATTTGAGGGAGGCGGGCTCCCAAGTGTAAGCAAGACACTAGAAGATCTTGAATCTAGAGCACTAGATAACAATTATGCTGCAGCATATTTCCCAGATGTTACCATTAATGATCCAATTAACAATCAGTTAGTTGATGTACCAGCATCTGTTGCAGTTATTGGTGCCATAGGGTTTAGTGATAATGTTGCCTACCCATGGTTTGCTCCAGCTGGGTTTAACAGAGGTTCACTTGATTTTGTAACAAACGTAAAGGTTCGCCTAAACCAGGCAGATAGAGATGAACTTTATGACGCTAAAATTAATCCAATTGCCACATTCCCACGTGCGGGATTTGTAATATTCGGACAGAAGACACTACAGCAGGCAAGAACATCACTTGACAGGGTTAATGTGAGAAGGATGCTTCTAGAGGTTAAGAGAATAATTGTCGATGTAGCAAATAAGATAGTCTTTGAGCAAAACACACCTGAGACAAGAGCTAGGTTCGTTTCTCAGGCGACGCCGTTGTTATCTCTGGTTCAGAGTCAGCAGGGAATTGATCAATTCAAGGTTGTGATGGATTCCAGCAATAATACTCAAGAGGATGTGGAAAATAACATTCTTAATGGAAGGATAGTTGTCGTTCCTACAAGAGCTGTAGAGTTTATAGCTATAGACTTTATCATCACTAATGCTGGAGTAAGTTTTGAGTAACGGATACATATTGATAGAATCTTTAGGAGAGATAAATGGCTGAGACAGTTTTTAACAGTGCCGGTGTTACAGCAACTGAAATAGACCTTTCAGCGCCCTCAGTTGCAGGTCCTGTGGGAACCCCTGCGGGTGTTGTGGGAACTGCTAATCAGGGACCTGCTTTTGTCCCAGTTACGATAGCCAGTTATAGAAATTTTGCACAACTATTTGGAAACACAGACGGTGAAAAATTTGGCCCACTCGCAGTTAGTCAGTTTTTAAAGACAGCACAGGCTCTAACATATATAAGGGTACTTGGAGCAGGAGATTGTAAGAAGAGAAGTACTAGCACAGGAAAGGTTACAAGCGCAGGATTTGTCGTTGGATCACAGCAGGTATCAGAGAGAGGTGTTGTAGCAAGAAATTCTTACGCAACTAGCCCGTACAGTGACCTGGGTAGGACATACTTCCTTGGATGTTTCCTTTCTGACTCAGCGGGGTCTTCACTGCTTAGAGATGCCGGAATACAAGGCGCTTCAATTTTAGCCGGAACAGGAGCTCACCCTATTATTCGCGGTGTCCTCATGGCTCCGTCCGGGGTTATACTGTCGCTGTCTGGATCAGGTCAGGCCAGCAATACTCCTGGAACTGGTGCTGTTACAGCATCAGCTGGAAACGGAATGATAGGTCCCGCCAGCTTCGCATACGGCGGCGCGATGACAGGAACAATGAATCTTGCGACTCAGAATTTCGTAATACTTATAAACGGTCACAAGAATTCAGGTGACGGTCCAAATATAATTACAGCGTCATTTGACCTAGAGTCACCAGCTTACTTTGGAAACGTTCTTAACACAGATCCGCTTGAGATGGAGAAGAAGGGTCACCTGCTATATGCTAGATACGACATCCACCCAGCATTCTGCAAGGCAACAGGATCAGGAATCATACATCCGGGATTCCAAAGCTATACATCAGCTGGTGTACAGGAAGATATAGCGTTTATTCTAACTAGCTCATTAGCTAGAGATACAGGAAATACATCAGTTCCAGACTATGAGTCGTTTGAGGATAGATTCAGGGCACCGCGATCTCCTGCCGTAATATCACAAGACTATGCAGGAACAAGGCACAGTCTATTCAGAATATTCTCAATATCAGATGGAGAATTTAGTAATGATCTCTTTAAGATATCAATTGAGAATATAAAGCCGTCATTGGTTGACTCATATCTATATGGAACCTTTGATCTTGTTGTAAGAGCGTTTGATGACACAGATGAAGAGAAGATTCCTCTAGAGTCCTATAGAGGTCTTTCACTTGATCCTTCTAGTGATAAGTTTATAGCTCGTGTCATTGGGGATCAAAATACGTATTTTGACTTTGATCAAGCAACAGCATCACAAAAGTTAGTTGTCAAGGGAAATCACCCTGTCATGTCAAATTACATTAGGATAGAACAGAGTGCTGGGCTCAAGGCAGGAGAGGTTCCACAGGACTCGCTTCCGCTAGGATTTAGAGGTCTTAGTCACCTTGTCACATCTGGAAGCAGCATATTGTCTACAGTTGGTGATGCCACAAGCAACCCGCGCTTTCAGGGGCAAGGTGCTATTTCATATAGAAGAGCTGTAACGCCGCCAGTTCAGTTTAGAGAAAGTGTAGCAGTAGGAACATCTCCCAATAAGAAGACAAATTCAGCTTTCTATTGGGGATGTCAGCTTTCTAGAAAGGTATCAGTTTCAAAGCCCAATCTTTCTGCTGTTCAAGATAATACATGGAGATCTAGAGTAAAATATTTCCCAGATTTCGCAGTCTCTAACAGAAAATTTTCTGTTGGAAATAATCCTGGAGTAGCAGATTCAGGAGGAACAGTATTAGACTGTGATAGATTTAATAATAATCTATTCTCTCTTGAGAGAATTAAGGTTAGAACAGGATCAGATACTATAGCGGATGTTAACGAGTGGGTTAGCGCATCTTACGTGAGAAAAGGATCCATAACTGCAAATGAGTCAAATAAGACTAGAGCACTAAAGGTCTCGGATCTAAAGACTCAGGGAAATAGAAGGTTTGGAAAGTTCACGTTCGTCCTTCAGGGAGGATTTGACGGAACGGACATGTTCAATAGGGATAGAGTGGCTCTTGCAAATGCAGCAGTTAAAAGAGAGATGGATGATGAATCAAATCAAGGGGGAACAAATGGTCCCACAGTAGCTGCATATAGAAAGGCCGTCGACATGATGGCAACAAAGGCAGACGTAGATATAAATCTCTTAGTTATACCTGGAATAAGGCATTCTTCTGTTACAACATACGCAATAGATGCTATTGAAGATAGATTTGATGCACTTTATATAATGGACATAGAGGAGAGAGATGAGATAAATACAGTTGTAACATCATCAGTCTCTAATCCAAGTGTAGCCTACACGGTGGCAGCCTTTAAGAATAGAGGATTAAATTCCTCCTTTGCTGCGGCGTATTTTCCTGATGTTATCATGACAGATCCCACGACAAAAACAAATGTTCAGGCACCGCCCTCAGTCGCAGTATTGGGCGCATTTGCAATAAACGATTCAATTGGGTACCCATGGTTTGCACCGGCAGGATTTACAAGAGGCGCGCTAAAGGACTCCTTGTATGCCAAGGTTCCTGTTAGCAAGGCAAATATGGATACACTCTATGATGCAGATATAAATCCGATCACAGCATTCCCAGGAACAGGATTGATGGTCTTTGGTCAAAAGACTCTTCTTGCAACAGACTCTTCACTAGACAGGGTCAATGTTAGAAGGCTTCTCATAAACGTGAGAAGATCTGTTAGAGCTGTTGCAAATACTATGCTATTTGAACCAAATAGACAGGAGACTCTTGATAGGTTTAATGCTCTTGTTACGCCAATATTGCAGAGCGTGCAGGAGAGAAGTGGTGTTGATAGATACAAGGTTGTAATCGATGCAACAACAACAACGCAGGCTGATATTGAGAATAACACCCTAAGGGGTAAGATATTCTTGCAGCCTACACGTACGGCAGAATTTATAGCACTTGACTTTGTTGTTACAAATGCAGGAGATGCGTTTCAAAATGCATAGAATAAATTTTGCAAGGTAGATACTTAAGAATGATAAACTCTTTAGGAGATAGAAAAAATGGCTGAGACGTTATCCGTCACCGATATGTTACCTAATAAATTTGAGCCCAAAAGGCAGTTTAGGTGGATTTTTGCGATAGAGGGCATTGATGCCTTTTTGATGAAAACAACTAGCAGACCTAAATTTACTCTGGCTCAAAAGGAAATTCCCTGGATCAACGCGAAGCGTTATGTATCAGGGAGGCTCACATTTGATCCGATCGCGCTAACACTGTATGATCCGATCGCACCCTCGGGAGCTCAACAAGTCATGGAGTGGATTAGAACACACTATGAGTCTGTGTCTGGACGTGCTGGGTATGCAGACTTTTATAAGCGTGACTGTCAGCTCAAGCTTCTTGATCCCATTGGAACAGTGGTGGAGCTCTGGGATATAAAGGGAGCGTTTTTACAGGACGCAACATTTAATAACCTTACATATGAAAATGACACAGACCCTGTAGAGATATCCATCACACTACGGTACGATAACGCCGTATTACAATACTGATTTTAAAAATTTTATTTATTTAAAGCCCTCCTGATTCAGGAGGGCTTTTTATTTTAATTTACCTTTACACATATCCTAGTATTATTTTAGAATAAAGAAAGAGGAAGTTTTGTCAGACCAACCAAGTATTCAAAAACACAGTGTAATGAAGGATGATTTTGGATGGGATGTGCCTGTTGAAGCAGTTCCTGTTCCCTCTGAGGGTAAGGTTTATCCACAGGGATCAGCACTTCATAATAGAAATATTCTGCATGTTAAGTCTATGACAGCTAGAGAGGAGGATATTCTTTCATCTCGAGCGCTTATTCAGCAGGGAATAGTGATAACTACACTTTTAGAGTCTTGTCTAGTTGATGATAATGTTGACGTTAGAGATATGCTAATTGGAGATAGAAATGCTCTAATGGTTTCGGTGAGAATCACCGGGTATGGGACTGCATATAAGGCAGATGTTAGCTGTCCAGAATGTGGAAAGAAAGGCAACCAAGATTTTGACCTATCTGGGCTTGAAATAAAAAGGTTGTCTTTAGATCCCATTAGAGAAGGAGAGAATATATTCTTATTTACTCTTCCCGTCACAGGGAAAGAGGTCCATTTCAGATTCCTAAGGGGGGCTGATGAGGAAGAGATGAATCTGACGGCTGAGCGCCGCAGAAAGATGATGCCTGACGCAAAAATTGATAGTCTTGTCACTTCTAGACTTGAGCAGCTAATTGTTTCAATTGATGGAGTAAGTGATAGAAACAAGATAAACGCATTTGTCAAAGACATGCCTGCCCTAGACTCGAGAAAGTTAAGAACATTTATCGAGAATAATGAGCCAGGAATTGATATGTCTGTATGGATGAACTGCGCTCAATGCAATCAGGAATCTCGTGTCTCTCTTCCGATCGGCGCCGGGTTTTTTTGGCCGTCGGACTGAGTGGAGAGAGTCTTTTCTAGAAGAGGCATTTCTACTTCAGTATCACCTCAATATGAGTTACTCTGATGTAAGAGGGCTTCCTGTGACATATAGGCGGTGGTTTATAGATCGTCTTAGCACAGAGTTTAAGAAGAGATCAGACGCAAGAAAGAAAAAAATGGGTCAACAGGAGACGGAAAGACCATCAAGCATGCAGGATAACATGAAGCGTGTCGATGATATGATTAAGTCTTCTGGTGAAAAGAGCTTTAAGTGATCTTCGTTTACTGAATATGTATAGCCGGAGGCTTGCGTGGCTACTTCACGAGAATTACAAGAGCAAAAACGTCTAGTAGATGCAGTTAATGAATCTATAAAGCTTGCTAATGAATCTCTCTTAGAGCAGGTTCGAATACACGGTCTTATACAGCAAAAGGCAGAGGGTGCTGCTTTAGATATGGCGTCAGTTGACGCAGAGATATCAGCGGCATATAGAGAGGCTGGTTCTAATCTTAGGACAGGCTCAGAGGACCTCCAGGATGGAGTCGGAGGCTTCGCAGCCGGAGCATCAGAGGCAGCAGAGGGAATGGCCACGGTAGGCGCTGCGTCACAGGGCCTTTTATCAAATATTGAGAAAACGTGGGATGGAGCTGGGAAGTCGATCTCATCGTATGTCGACGATGAGAATAGAAGGGCCGTAAGCGAAATACAGCGACAGTTTGGAGGTCTTGGAGAAGATATAAACGTTGGTGCACACGAATTATCCAACCAGATGAGAAAAATTGTTAGAGCCACGTACGAAGATTATACGAATGTCGGGGATACAGCATTCAGGATCCAGAATCAGCCAATACAGATGGCATTTAATAATCTGGAAGATTATATGTCGTACTTTAATAAGGTCGCATATGATCCGATAAACTCACTAAGAATGACACGAGATGCCACAGAAGAGACTGTCAGGGAGATGGCTGTCTTTGGAAAGGGTCTAGGACTATCTCAGGATCAGATTGGAACATTCGTTCAGCGTCAGATAAGCCTCACAGGAAAGGCTGGAACTGACATGCTCAGGGAAGCCGCTGCTGCAGCAAAGGGGATTGAGGCACGAACTGGAATATCATCGAAGCTGATATCAAAGAATATAGAGGGAATAATAGCTGACACTCAAAACTTTGGAAATGTTAATGTACAAGAGGCAGCTAGAATCTCTACAGCGCTATTGCAGATAGGGATAGACTACCAGGACCTTGGGAGCATGCTTGGAAAATTCCAGGGGTTTGATCAGGCAGCTGGAACAGTTAGCAATCTAACCTCTGTATTCGGTCTTCAGATGGATGCAATGGCCATGATGGAGTCTGCAAACACTGATCAGGACAAGTTCCTAAGGGACATGAGGGAGAGCTTTCTCGCTGCAGGAAAGTCTGTAGACACGCTAACCCTCTATGAGAAGAGATTTATTCAGTCTCAGCTGCAGCTTAAGGATGTTGAGTCTGTTGAGAGGCTTCTAGATCCACGGGCTGCAATAAGTGGTATGGAGGACCTAGCCGCCGCATCCGAAGATATGGATCCAAAGGACTCACTCGCAGCGGTCACAGATGACATAGACATG